GTCTCGCGCAGCAGCACCTGGCCGCCAACCGCCTGCAGCGTCACCGACTGGCTGATGTTGAGGAACTGGTCGGTGTAGGTGCCGGCAGCGACATCGATGGTGTCGCCTGGTGCGGCAGCGTTGATCGCGGCCTGGATGGATTGCCCGAGGCTGACGTTAAGAATGGTCATGGCCCCTCCCTAATTCGGCTTTGAAGAACACGTCTCGACCATCTTCACCAACACACGCTCACGGGACTCCAACTGGCTCTCCAGGTGCCAGAACAATCCCCCGAGTACCACCACGTTGACGATCGCCAGCGCCAGGAACTGAGCAGGCAGGCCGCCAATGAGCTTGCCGCCCAGCCCGAGGACGCTTTTGGTTTCTTCCTCGGTCACGCACGCCGCGGCCGCACCAGCCCAAGCCCGAGCAACCCGACGCCAAGCAGCGCCATGGTTGCCGGCTCCGGTATCGCGCTAGCCGACACGTCACCCGTGAACGAGGCATCGAACGCGCCGATGGTGGTGCCGTTGATGTGCAGCGCCGGTCCCAGGTTGACGAACGTCAGGTTGAACGAACTCGGTGGGATGAGTTGGTCCGCCGGGATGACGTTGGAGGTGAGTGACAGGCTCTCGGGCGGGTTGCTGACCTGCACCGTCAGGCCCGGCCCGCCGTTGGCGCCGAAGGCAGCATCGGTGAAGGTGCCGGACAGGAAGTTGCCGCCACAACCAGCCACTGAACTCACGCAGAAGCTGCCGCTGAAGTGCTGGATGACCTGGCCAGCGAACAGCACCGCGGCGTCGACCGAGGTAGCGGCGAGTTCAAAACTGGCGCCAGCGACGTTGAAGATGCCGCCACCCAACGTGACCAGCGTGCCGGCAGCGATGCTGATGTTGGTCGTGGTGCCATTGTCTGTGGCCACGACCGTGTTGCTGCCACTCTCCTGCGCCAGCGAGGTGATCAGCGTCGCATACGCCGGCGCGTGGAAGAACATGGCCCCCGCGATGATGCTGACGCCGAGTAGTGCGTGTTTCATGACGTGAAGCCCCTGGTGTTGGTTGTGGTGGTGGACGTGGCTGTGACACCACGCCCATTCGGCACGAGCGGTTTACGTCTTCGGTTGTGGTGTGGGCGGCAAACCTTGGTCTGGCCTGCCCGGCGCCGGGGGCAAGCCTTGGCTCGGCCGGTTGCCGCTCGGAGGCAGACCTTGGTCGGGATGCGGCTGGCTGCCAGGCAAGTCGTGTCCTGGACTCAGCGACGGATCGACCACGGTATAGCCAACCACCCGCAAGCCACCGCCAGCACTCACCGCGACAATCGCCACGAGGAACTTCTGCGATGGTAGGCCATGACCCGGCATAGGCGGCGGCTCAGCCGGACCACCCCCCACGACAGGCGGCGGACCACCTGGTGCAATCGGATGCGTCGGCACACCAGGCGACGGCCAGATGCTGCCGGGTGGCATAGGGTAACCGGGCGGAAGCGGCGTCGGCGGCCAGATGCCAACGGGTGGCGGCCAAATTCCAGGTGGGGGTGGCGGAAGCGTGTTGTCGATGAAGGGCGGGGCGCCACCCCAGATGCCTGGTGGTTGTCCGGGAAGCGAGTTGTCCGGTCCGCCGGGGACCACGATGACGCTGCCGGCAGGAACTGGGAATGCTGCCATGTCGTATATACTCCTGTGTGTGGGGTTACGGCACGTGCCGTGTAGCTACGCCTGTTGTGGCGTGTCGTCTCGCGATTATGTGACGCTCGCCAGGATGATGGCGACCAGCGCCAGCACCATGATGCCGAGCAGCACGCCGTGGCTCACTCGGCCGCCTCGGCGAACAGATCGGCGATCTGCGTCTCGACCGGATGCTCGGGCACAGGGCCGGCGTTGATGTCCACGAACAGCGGCGCGTCAGCCCGCACCCGCTCCATCGCCATCTGCGTGTAGGCCACGTTCAGGTCTATCCCGATGGCGTGGCGTTGCAGCCGGTCAGCGACCAGGAGGGTGGTGCCAGCGCCTGCGAATGGATCGAGGACTGTGCAGGGAACCGGCTCGCCAGCATCGCAGGCGCAGGATGGGAGCCAAGTCCCAGTAGGACCGCGTTGCGGTTTGTAGGTGGCGCCTGACAGAGATCGGATGCCCGAAGCATTTCCGCCTTCGGTCACTCCCTCTATCCAGTCACATTTATTCGAGCGATCCCGGTCGTTGGTTACTCCGGTTGAGGCCACTTCCCGCACCCACGGCGCCCCACATTGGGCACAACACCCGCGCTCGCTCGTGCCAGCCTTGATGCAGCGCTCAGCCAACTCGGGCGGAAACGTCGCAAAATGCGCCTGTGGATACGCATGTGTAGCTATGGTCCAGACATTCCGACAGGAGCGCGTCGCAGTTGTGTTGCTCAACCTGTCACGCCCATTGCTGACGCTCGTTCGCTCATTCGGACCACCGCCATCATATGCGCCATGGAACCGCTCACCATTCGTGGCAGGCTCAGCAATGGCCGCGCTGTCGTAGAAATACCTCGCCCGCTTCGTCAGCAGGAACACATGCTCATGCGCACTCGTCGGCCGGTCACGACAGCTCTCCGGCATCGGATTTGGTTTATGCCAAATAATGTCGGAGCGAAGCCACCACCCATCCGCCTGCAACGCCAACGCCAGCCTGGCGGGCATCATCAGTAAGTCTTTGGGCTTTAGGCCGGGAACAGTTCTGGTCGGCGTTACGCCCTGATACGACCAGAACGGATCACCGACATGGCCGTCGCCACTTCGTGCCGTCTTGGGGATGTAGTAAGTGCCGTCAGCCGCCCGTCCGCTATAACCACCCGCGTAACTATCCCCCATATTCACCCAACACGTACCGTCATCCCGCAGCACGCGCCGCACCTCGCGAAACACGCCCACCATCGTGGCGATGTAGGCATCGGGGCTGCTCTCCAGCCCGAGCTGCGCATCAATGCGCCGCGCACCGCAGCGCGTGCAGTAGCGACCGTTGGCATAGCCTTGCGCCCGCTCTGCCCAGCCCGCTGGCGGCTTGGGTAACTCGTCACGCGCGCCACGATCAGTGCCAGTTGGCGCATGATTACACCCCGCATCCCCGCCAGACCACGTTGCGGTTCCGTAATCGCGCAGCCCATAGTAGGGAGGACTCGTTACCACGCACTGCACGCTATTCGCCGGCAGCGTGGCCAGCACGTCCCTGCAATCCCCCGCAAGTAGCCGGATGCTCACCAAATCCTCCCGCCACCAAACAGAATGAGCAGCACCAGCAGGATCACGATCAGACCCAGACCACCATACGCATTCGGGCCGTAGTAGCCGCCGCGGTAGCCGTAATACCCACCCCCGAGGCCACCCACGAGGATGAGCACCAGCAGAATGATGATGAGCAGGCTCATGGTGCTGCACCTCCCTGCGGTGCTGGCTGTGGAATGGGCGTACGGAGCAGGCGATTGGTCGTGACTGCCGTTTGGTGCGTCTGATGCGCGGTGTGCAGCGTCTGCTGTGCGGTCTGCGGGATCTTCGCCGCCGTCAGCAGCGTATCGACGCGGGTCTTGCTGATATCAGCGTGCTTCTTCTCCAGGTCTGCCAGATGGCTTGCCATCGCGATGTCGGGCGTCATCTGCTCCGGGTCAGGCGGCTGCGGGCTGGACGCCCCAGGCGGGTTGTCAGGTGCCACATGCGGCTGCCCGTAGGGTGGCGCGCTGAACTCGCCGTGGACGGCGTGGACGTTCGCCGCGGCGTTCACTTTGCGCTCCTGCGCCAGCGCGAAGTCGGCTTGTGCCTTCGCCTGCTTGCCCTGGATATCTGCGGTGGCGTGCGCCTCGGCCAGTTGTCCGGCCTTTTGCTGCACCAACAGCAGCTGCTGTTGGTGCTCCTTCATCCTTTCCAACAACATGTCCTTGTCTTTCAGCCCCGAGGCCGCGATCAGCACGTCGCCTGGGATCAATCCAGGCTGCAGCCCGGCCAACTGCACCAATGTCTGGAATTGCTCGGCCTGTAGTGACGGAATGTCTATACCCTCGTTGATCGTTATATCCACGTCGAGGTCGCTGATGTCATTCTCTATGCCGACGACCTGTTGCAAGCGTGGATCACCAGGCTGCAACTGCATACGCTGCATCAGCATGGCGCGCTGCTGCTCCGGCATATCAGCCAGCTTGTCCATCAGCCGCACCGGACGGTTGATGCCAACCCAGCGCGTTTCATTCAGGTCGTCGGTAACGCGCACCCACTTGCCAGCAGTCCAATACTCGCGGGCCGCCATCCAGCAGCTCTCATAGACGCGCCGTGACCAATAACGCAGCGAGTCCGCGAGTGGCTCATTCTGAGCCGCGCCGCCGGCCTGCTGGGCGAGGATGGCACGCCCGGACAGTTCGCGCGGATCGGTGCCACTCATCGCAGCGTTCGGCCCCGAAAGCTGCATCTCGGCGGTAGCGTGCTGTAGCAGTTGGAACTGGCCGGCAGCGAGGTCCGTGGTCTGCTGGATCTCGAACTTGAGGCCCGGCATTACCTCCACATACCCATCGGGCTTGGCAACCTCGCGCCGTGCCTTGTCGACATCCGGCACCGCGCCCTGCTCGGCCACCACCTGATGGACGTTCAACAGGTGCATTGCCTTGGAGCGCCGCTTGTTGATCTCGTCCTGCAGCGAAATGAGGCCCCTTACCATCCCGTAACGCTGATTTTCCCTGTTTATGTATGAGGACTGCAGAATCAGGCCACAGGTGCTCTTGCCCTTGCGGTCCTTGAAGCGCGAGCGCTGCGGCGCGGCCAGCAGACCGTGCTTGGTATAGGTCGCCTGCCACCATGTGCCGCGCTCGTCCCAGTGGCACTGGACCACGCGCACCCGGCGCCGGTTGTTGTCGGTCCAGAACGCGGTTTCGGGCCGGTCGTTGTAGTAGAAATCAACAGATGAGAACGACGCCTCGATCACGTCGTCGCCGTCGGGATACAGCTCCTCGAGCTGATCGCGGTCCATCCAGATGACCAGGCCCTTGTAGCGCGCGTCACTGAAATCGAGGGAGCGCGAGTGCGGGTCGTACCAGACGCGATCCCACGGCACGTGGGTGATGGTGATGTTGGCGCCGCCCTGGCCGTCGTCCTCAAGGCCGAGTTCAGCGCCACCGGCACCCTCGACCAGCATGTTGTTGAACACCGCGCTGCGGGTTAGCGAGAACGTGTTGTCGTCGGCGATAAATCTCAAAGCCTGCGTCGCTGCGTCGGCGCGGTCCTCCTCGGCTGGTGTGCGCGCGAACGCTTTCGGGTCGGTGCGGGCCTTGCGCTCCATGCCGCAGAGCAGTTGCAGCTTGTCGGCGATCTTGTTGATCGTGATGATCGGCTGGCCGCGTTCGTTTAGAATCTTGCGCTCTTCTCTGGTGTATTGATCGTGGTCGACGTAATCGCGGTCACGTTGCGCCAGTGCGATTTCATCCTGCCGCGCCATTTCGCTTTCCTCGAACCAGCGCACGAGGCGGTCGTGCATCTCATCGAGGTCGCGCGGATAGGCGTCGGCGTCGCCGCTGGCAGCGCGCGGCGCGTCGTCCTCCGGCTCGGTGGTGCGGTAGGCTGTGTCGCTCATGGGTCTTAGGAGTGAGAAGTGAAGTTCACATGCGCCAAGTGCGGCGGCGTCTTCAGGAAAGGCTGGTCCGACGCCGAAGCCGAGGCCAGCTATCGCGCCGATATGCCGGAGGTGCCTCCAGACGAGCCGACAGCTCTAATCTGCGCTGACTGCTATCGGCTGTTCATGATGTGGCTGGCGAACCATCCAGAGGTACGCCGATAGCACGGGAGGATGCCGATCGGGCCTCAGGAGGCTATTGGGTGGGCGGCTGCTGTTGCTGCGTTCTGGCGGCTGCGGCGCCACCGCCTGCGATCAGGCCGGCGAGGCCATACTTGCGCAGGATGTCGATCGTGTTGGCATCGAACACGACGTAGTTGTGCGTCCCCTCACCAGCGCCGCGGCTGCCTTGGTCGAGGTAGCGGATGCCGGGAATACCGGCGTCGCGGAGCGCCGCTGCTGCTGCGGCAGGATCACTACGGCGGCCGGGCGTGTCCCCGTATATCTCGCTGCCTCTCGGGTCGCGGGCATAATTCGCATGATTGGCTGGCAGCTTGGCAATCAGTTCCTGCTGATATTCCGGTGTAAGCGTTTTGAACTCGTTCAATGAGTATCCGAAATGCCCAGCCGTGTTGACCTCCAGCGGGTCAGGGACTGCGCCGACTCGTTTAACTGCCTCCTGCACATGCTGGCTCTGCTCGCTGAGCGGCTTGTCCCAGTGCAGGAAGTGCTCCGGATCAGCGCCGATGTTCACTTCGTACATGTGGCCAGCGGTTGCGTGTAGATCACTGTATTTCGTCTGCGATGCGTCAATACGATCAGCCAGTTCTTGCGGAACCGGTTGGCCTTTGCGCTTCAAGTCCCACAACTCTTGCAGGTTGTTCTGAAAGTCCTGGTATGCGGAATTAAGAGCATCCGCTTGTGGGCCTGTCGTACGGCTGAGTTGGTCGCGATATTGCCGCGCCACGCCCTCGCCCTCGGCGAAATACAGCCCGTGACCATACGCCTGCGCGCCCTCGCCGGTGCCGATCTTGCTGGTGTCAAACGCCTCGAAGCTATGCGGCGAGCCGTGGTATGCGCGGATGCCTGGCGCCGTGGTGCCCATCATGACGCCCTCGGCGGTGGCCCTGGCGGCGTCTACGAGGCCCTTCTGCGTCGGCAGCCCAGTCTCCGGATCGAGCAGCCCCTGGCGCACGCTCTCGGCGCGCTGGTCCTGCAGCCACTGCCAGGCGTTCGCGCCCGTGTCGGCCACTGCGC